ACCAAGTCGGCAATGCCATGCCACCAGTAATTAGGTGCGTCAAACTTGCAAGCTATAAACTTGCCGTTGTGTATGGCGATGCCCATCTCAAGCTCACAATGCTTCTCGCCCTTAATGTTTTTGAACGCCTCAAGTATCGGGCGCATGTAGGCAAACTTCTCAGGCACATCCACACCGTCACGGATGTATTCTTCTGCTGCCGTATGCACAAGCGTGCCGTAGTGCGCGGCTTCACCTGCCTCATCAACAACGTCTTTGGCAATCTTTAAGTGGTAATACTTCTTCGGGCATTGCTGAAATGTTTTCAGGCTGCTGTACGACCATTGGATGCTCATTTCTTTTTCCTGTAAGCGGCAACAAAAAACTTAGCGGCATCACAATCGCTTAGGTTCTGCCAATAGTAAGACCCGTCACACGCAAGCTGAATGCACAAACCTTCATGGTTATCAGTAAATGAAACAATAGGCTCAGGCTTGGCTAACGCTTCTTTGAGTGCTGCTGCCGCTGCGTTCACAAGGTCTTCGTCAAATGTTTTGTATGACTCTTCCTCGCTATCGTAGTCCCAGTTGCAGGTGTTCAAAGCATCCAACGCTTGCTGCATGATTGCTCTGCTCATTCTTCTGTCGTCTCAATTAGTTTTTGTAAGTAGTGCTGTGCTTTACGCAAGTCCTGCACACCGTTTTTGTCCTTCCACCTACTGACGTACTTGATGATGTTGCCTTCCAGATAGCCAAGGTTGTTTGCAACGATGTAGTCCCATGGCTGAATGTGCTTGTCTTTGTAATGCTCACCACCAACCTGCACAGCGTTTGCGTCTTGTTTTGTCATGTCTTGCTCTTGCTTGATAAAGTCGTTAATTGTTAGTGGAGGATACATTCGTTGACCTCTTACGTTTAGGTTTAATAGCTGTAATGCCCTCTTCAACTTCGGGTTCAGCATACTTGGCTTTGATCATTGCATCTGCGGTTTCGTATGCAAGGGCTGATACCGTGTCCGGTCTAAACCCAAACGATGCACGCCCGTTCAATATGCCCATCAACGCCAACCCTGCAAACAAATCTCTTAGGTCTTCATCATTCATTAAATTTTTCCTTTAGTTCTTCAGTACGTTTTTCATACTCTATATCAAATATTTGATTCAGCCCGGGCAACAACTCTTTGAGTAACTGCGCACGACTAATCGCCCCGCCCTTACGCTCTAAGTCATACGCTGTAAGCAAGCGGCGCATTACCTCTTTAGTAAAAACTCTTGGTTTGTATATTGGTGCTTCGGGGGTATCAAGGTAGACGTTATGCATTGCTAACAAGTTAGTCCAACGCCCAAAATCAATAAACTCTTTAGGGTTAGTTTTCCTGCGCTCAAGCAGCAACGCAACGCCTTTATTTATCGCCATATAAGCTCCTTCGTAGGTTTGCTGCCATGACTTCTTTAGTTTCTTGCATAGCCTTGGCTAACGCTTTCGTATAGTCTTTCGACACTTGGCGCATTGGGTCATGCTCACCTTGAAGCAACTCATTCATGACCGCTTCGGTAAAGCTTTCGCCTTTTTTACCTGTTGGGTAAGTACGTGCATCATTTAGGTTAACTTTGTAATCCCTAAATAAACCACTCCACCGCATAAGTTCAAACCGATCAAGCTGAGGTACAAACTCTTGGGGATGTGTTTCACGTCTTGCCAACAATATTTCAACGCCTTTGTTCATTTGTTTTTCCATAAGTTTGCGTATGCTTTTGCATAGTCTTCGGGTTTGATACCCATTCTCTTCGCCATGAGTAACTGAGTACCAGTAAGCTTCACAGTTGTCTTTGGCTCTTCAAGGTCACTTCCAGTAAGTATCCTGTGTATAACCTGCCTATTAAACTCCCGTGGGTTTTTGGGGTTATGTTCCTTGTCCAACGGATACGCATCAAACGCAATTAGCAAAGAAGTCCAACGCCCCATTGAACAAAACTCTTCAGGGTGAATCTTCTTACGTTCAAGCAGCAACTTAACGCCTTTGTTCATCAGCACTCCCCATAGCTTTTGCCAATACCGCTTTCGCAATTTAGCGGCAGCTCTAATGCCCACGTAGGGCGCATGCGCATACACATCTCGACATACTCTTGCGCAACCTCGGCTTCATCTTCAGGCGCAACGATTGCAATTGCATCATGCACAGTCATTACCACTTTGTACTTCTTCGCTATGCGTAACATCTGCTCGCCAATTATGATGCGAGCCAAGCCTTGACACAGGTTCTCCACGACCTTACCGCCGTATATCTTGTTGGGTATGACTGCCTTACCCTTCTTGGTGTCATACACATACTCATCTTTCCCATCTTCCTTGGTTTGCTTACGCAGGTTTGGGTACTTAATGTGCAGACCATTAGGCATACGTATGCCTTTCTTACCATCAACGACCAACACACCTTCACGTCCTAAATCACACGTTTTGTCCTCTGCGATAGCGTCAAGTGCGCGACCGGCTTGTCGCCATAGCTTCGTAATTGATGGGTATGTGTCGCGGTAAACTTGGATGATTCGAGCCGCTTCAGCTTCTTCAATGTCCACCCCAAAAGTTTTAAGTTGCATCTTGAATTTTGCAGCGCCCATACCATAGCCCGCACCAAGAATCGTTGTCTTGCCAACAAAGCGTTCGTCTTTAGTAATTTCTGATTCCGCCTTGCCATAGATAGCAGAAGCCATGATTTTGTATACATCTTTGCCTTCCTCAAATGCTTGCACTAAGTCATCCTGCCCTGCCAACCACGCCACCGTACGCGCCTCAATCTGTGATGAGTCTGAGTCAATCATCATGTAGCCTTCGGGTGCGCGGATAGCATGCTTCAAAGGTGATTTACGCCCAAGGTTCTGCATATTCACTTTGTCATCGCCACCCCAACGCCCTGTGTGTGCTGCGTAGTAGCGTAGTGGTATAGGCAGTCTGCCACGCGAAGAAATGCTGATCAACCGCTGAGTCCTTGTCTCTTCTTGCGTAGACTTAAGCCCTAGACGGGCCGCAACTAAAGCTTGAACAAAAAAGTTTTCATGCTCGGCTAGTTCTTTGAACCCCTCATCGTTTTTAGCAAACGCCCATGTTTCTTTACCTGTTGTTGGACTGATCTTGCGTGGGGGTGTCACATTAAGTTGTAGTAATACCTCTGCAAACTTATCGTTGCTCATTAACGCTTCACGGTTTTCCATCCCCGCTGAGTCAAGCAAATCTGCTTTAGCTTGTTTTTGATGTTCTAGATGTGCAAACAAAGCCGTTGGGCTAAGCTCAAGTACCGGCTCACTAAACATCCGTATGGTCAGGTCAATCAGCCGCAGCTCAAGCGCAGGAAACTCAGGCGACATACAGTTAAACAACTTGTACGTTAGCTCAACGTCGTTGACGCAATACTCCCCGTACTCAGCTAGGTCGTAGGGCGTGAAATCTAGCCGGTGCTTGCCTAACGCTTGCGCTACCGCAGTACCTTTCTGACCCAAGCCATAATGCTGCGTAAGCTTGTCGAGGCTTCCACCCACTTCTGTGCTGTGTATAGCCCTTGCCATACTAAGCGTATCAAGCCAACCACGAGGGTGAATGCCAAAATACCAACTAAGAATAGAGGCATCAAACATAGCATTGTGAGCAAGTGCAAGATTGTCGTCAAAGTCGAAACTTTCGAGAAATTTTTTGGTGTCTGAGTATGTGCCTGAGAACCATTGCGCTTCACCATCGTTCACCTTTACGCTTACGCCTATCACTTCAAACTCTGCACCACGTACGTACTCTTCGGTAGTCAGTTTGCTCAAGCTATACGTCTGCGAGTAGTACGTTTCAAAATCAAGTGTAATGATGTTCATGGCTTAGCCTTTGAAAGTACCGTTTTTTGTAAACGTATGCGTACCTGTTGGGGTCTTGACGACTACTGAGCCGCCACCGCCACCGCCACCTGAACCAACAATACCGCTACCGCCGCCTCCACCGCCCGCTACTACAGGCATTGGTATTGTCTGCCACACTTGGTTGCCGGTATAAACTTCATACTGGTCTTTAGTGTGGTTAAAGCGCAGTGAACCGACAGCAGGTTGTGGGCGTATAGCCCTGTCAATCTCTTCTTCACCCTCACGAATAAGCAACTCTTTCATTACCGCTTCGGTAAAGTCGTCACGCCTTTTGTTTGCGTACCATTCGTTTAAACCCATCTTGGCTTCTTCCCATACTTCCTTCTCTTCCTCAGTCATGTAATTAGAAAAGTTTTCCATCATGTTTGTCCACCTAGACGCAATGTGGCTACCAGTTTCCCAACCAAAAAACTCTTCAGGGTGTGTTTTAGTACGTGCAATGAGTATCTCAAATCCTCGGTTCATTTGAATCCCAACCCTTTAGCCATTTTGCTTAGCATGCTTTCAGACATAGGCTGCGGGTGTGAGCCTTGGCTAGACTGATACGGGTTAGCGTTCATCAAATTTTGACCACTCCGCGCTATCGCTTCCTGATGTGCTGCTATGTGTTGAGCGTGGGCTACCGCCTGATTCTGTGGTGATAGTTGATTGATTGCATTATGGTACTGGTGCGTGTCTACATCGTACAGACCTTGCAAGCCGTACGTATTTATGTCGTTGTTGGCTGTGCTGACACGTAATTTTTGTTGCCCAAACTGCGTTTGCAGGGATTGCATCTTTGCTCGTGCATCGGCTTCTGATGATAGTTTTGGCTCAGGGTTAAGCACCGTATCCATCACGTAGTCATCGAACGCCTTACGCCTGATCTTGCGATACCCCTCATACAGCGCATCGACTTCAGCATCAGTAAGATACGATGCCTCACCACGCGGATTTTCTTTAGCCTTAACCTGCAATACAGATACCATGACGCTGTGCCACTTAGGGTCACGACCTACACTCACTCCATGTACAAAAAACTCTTCAGGGTGCGTTTCCATACGCTGCAACAGTATGTTTACCCCTGCGCTAAACTCTTCACTCATGTCAGCATTTCCTTGATTGTCGAACCTAACAATGTTAGGTTGGTTTCGTTGATAACAATCGCCACACCACCCGCCGCTTGTATCGCGGCTATCTCTCTGTCTTGTAGTGCTGTGGTCTTGCCCTTACCTGCCTTGCATTCGATGGCTAGAAAGCGCCCGTTGGCGCAGCAGATAATGTCAGGTATCCCCGCCCTGCCCATGCCGTTAGCGACAGGGAAAAAATAGTAGACGCCGACTGCTTTAAGCAGGTCAACGCACTTAGCTTTTACTTTCGATTCGGGGGTAGCCATGCTGTCAATATAGCATGGTTTTTTACATTGTCAACAAATTATTTTAATTATTTTTACGTTGACAAAATGAAACCTAACATTGTTAGGTTGGGTTGGGGGGTTAGTATATTAACTGCCCCCCGTCAGGGTCTTGAGAGAGTAGTACGTTAGGCGCACATTTAGCCTAGACCTAACGCTACACAGCTATTCACATATACAAGATGAGGTTAGCTGCGGATACCATGTAACTAGGCGCTCATGGGAATATGAATAGTTTAAACAGTTTCTTGCTTGCTGTGTTCGATTACGTATTCGTGCAACACTTCGCGCATCTTTGCTTGCATCGTGTGCGGGTATTTCGTTTTGTAAAACATCATTGTTTCTGTGGGTAGCCGTATGCTAGTCAGCATAAGCGCAGGCTTCTTAGCTTTGCCACGTACTTTTCGTTTAGGTAGTTCGATCATATTGGATTCCTCAACCATGCTGCTGCCACATCGGGGCGTGGGATAAACTCTTCTCTATGCCTAACATTGTTAGGTTCAAGCGCATCATCACCATCACCCCATGCCCATACTTTTGATAACTTGCCACGCTTACTAACCGAATACCCGCCAATGTGAATCTTGTTGCTTGTGTATAAAGTTTTAAGTGCGCTGTGTACCAATTTTATATCTTTGCCTGTTAGCTTAACCAATTCACTGGTAGTGGAATTTCCTTTTTTCTGTAAAGCCTGACCTACTGTTATTTTCTTAAGTGTTATGAACTGCGGTACGTCAGCCATTTTTCTTTCTCTCCACTTCGTGCATAGCTGCACGATAACCAATCTCGTACGCCTTGCGTATTGACATTTGACCCATTTCTTCACCGTTGTAATCAGCTACAAATTGCAACGACTTATATTGCGCTTCTGCTTCTAGCGTATGTGCTTGCTTCATCTGTTGCCATGCTTTGCGCTCAATCTCTTGCCATACTTCCTCTTCTTCAGGCGTCATCTTCTTCTTCCTCAGGTCTAGCGTTATCAATCCACACGTTCAGCCTGTCTATCTCTTTCTGTAGTGCATCACGAATACCTACAAAAATCGGCACATCTGTTGAACCTATTGCTCGTGGCTTTTCGTGCCATCTCTCATGCAATTCAAATGTGTCATCTAACAAAGCGCCCAATGTTGTTTTATATGTCACTCTGTCGTCACATCCGGTTACGTCAGCACTCCAGTAAATAGTCAGTGGGTCTTTGGGTCGCCGGTTGCCAATACCATCGCCTTTTGACCACTGATAGGGCAAGTAAAAACTTATGTCCTCGCTATCGTTAACAAGTTCTTCTATTGTGTAATCAAGTATTTCTGATGAAGGGTATTTCACCAGTTTTGCGTATGGGTGTTTAGTCATTTTCTTCCTCCTCTTCACTTAGGCACAACATCTCTTCGATCTTGTTCAGCTTCTCTTGAACGTCTTGCACCATGAACAAAACCAACTCACGAATGTCACTTGGTAGTGGCGGCATCTCAGTCATGATATTTATCTGCCTCTAGTTCTAATGCGGTTTTAGACTCACGTAGCAGTTTGTCAGCCAACTCAAACGCTCGTGGTATCGCTACGTCATCCCACGTTTCCCCCTCGGGTACGTCTAACTTCCAATCACCTGCACACATCCCTGCAAATATCTGTGTTGCTATTTCTAAGCGTGTCATGTGTTTTTCTCCTTTAGTTTTTCTTCTGTCCAATCAATTAGTCTTGACGGTACGTTAGTCGAGTAGTTTAATAATTCATCACGATCTTCTTGTGTCAGCCCGACCCATTGGCGCTTAGGCACACGAACCTGTACGGTTAGTTCTTTTATTGCCTCGTCATAGCCATAAGCAATAACTTGGTTTGCCGCCTCATGCACAACATCTTCCATCTGCGCCAATAGGCGTTTCTTTAGTTCCTCCTGCATTTGCCATTGCAGCGATGGTATTAGTATTGACAGCAGATCATCTGCCTTTGACTTACCTGATTTAAACAGACCCATTGTTCTTTTCCTTAAAGTTATCTACAGCAATACACCCACGCTCACGGCAACCCTCATCCATGTCGGGCAGGTACTCATCAAGTGCTTCGTATATCTTCATGGGCAGCATTGACGATGCGTGATACAAAACCGCAATAACCTTTAGTTTTTCAATCAACGGCTTGGCTTGTTCATAACGCACCGTTTTTCCCCTTGAGTTTGGCTTCGATCGCATGGGCAAACACTTTACGAGCGCCACCATCTCGTGCGTTTAACATCATTGGCGTATTCCCCCACGCTTCTTCAATTTCAGCATCCGTCAGCACAACCCACTCTTTGCGTGGTGGTGCGGTGTAGAGTTTTGTTCCAAAAGGTAATGTTTCCATCCAATCTGCGTCTGCAATGGTGTCCCATCCTCCTTCTTGTAATTCCCATACCGCAACAGGCTCTTGCTCAGGCTTGGCTAACTCACCATTTAGCGCATCTTCAATTAACTTGATTGTTTCAGGCGTTACCTCGGTCAAATGCCCAATGTTATATCCGTGGTGGAACAAATCCCTGTCACGATAGATTGCATAACCATCGCCATGTGGTTTGATTGAATACAAAGCGGACACAGGCTCTTGCTCACGCTTACCTAACAATGTTAGGTTCTCTTGCTGTAGCTGCCGTATGTACTGCGCTGCCTCGGCTTGCTCTTGGTGCGTCATGAAGTAGCCGTTTTCTAAGTTACGCAGTATCTTGTCAGGGCTTAGTGGGTTCATGCTGCCCCCGTTAATTTCAATATTAAAAAGCAGGTCACCATGCCCCATATCCACCCAAGAAAGAAGTAGTCGCCTCTCATTTCAGTACCTCCGCTGTTTTTAAATGACCTGTTTCACCGTCAAATGTCAGACGTAAGTTTGGTTCTGAATATAACGAAGTTGTACTATGTCTAGTCACATGAACTTGTATACTTAAATCAGGATTTGGTTCAGTCTTGATGCGGTATTCAGTGTCATCGTTCCACTGTGGCTTACAAATTTCAAACCATGAACCATCAAATTGTTTAGCTTCAATTATCATGTCGGCGTCATCAGCCCAAGCGTGTATTAAATCTGCGTGTTTGCGTTTCATTTCGTTTCCTTAATTATCATCAGCACCCATAAGATCACCGCAATCGCAAGGTAGAAATAACCTACCCACTCGATCAGTTCGCTTGATGTGTTCATATCCTCTCCTTAGACGGGGTATGCTACGCAAGCCACACCCCTTGGCTGTGTCACAGTATGCGTAAGACTTCGACTTTGCCTTTGTTCATGGAAGTGGTGACCGACCCTACGCCCCACTTTTTTGTTGCCATGTT